TGGAGAAGAGGTGATCGGGTAGATTGACCAGGGCGCCGAAGGCGCGCATAGCGAGTAAGTCGTTTTCGTAGAAGAACGGAGTGAGGTACGCGGCAGCGCAGCTGTCATAGATAGCGTACATTTTTGTGTGTTGCATTTTTTTACTCCAGTGGTCGGATGAGTTGTTTTGTTTGCAGCAGTTTTGAGCGTTCCCGCACAGCGAGGCGAGCAGGTGTTGTATCGGTAGCATTTTTTCGTGCCGCACGAATGCGGTCACGTTTGATGGCCGCCATAGATGCGGGGTTTTGCAGCTCATAGAGTCCGTTGTAGTAACGGGGTGGTTTGAGTTTTCTGCCACGGAGGATGATTTCGTCACGGGGGTAGACGTCAGTCTGGTATTTTTCAAGCCAGAGTTTTCCGATGGCAGGTTTAAGAGACATTGTTGTGTATTCGGGAGTGATGGATAGGATTTCGCCGGTGTCGGTGTCTACGCGTTCGTAGTGCTCGGCAGCATTTGGGCCGAGGAATTTTTTAGTTATGTACCGGGCGACGTAGGCGGCGGATTCGAAAGTAACGTTTCCAACAGAAGACAGGCCTTGTGGCCAGAGTCGTTCAAGCATTGGAGAACGATAGAGTTGAATAGAGTTGCGTGTTGACCACAGTTTTTTGTCAGGGAAGTCGTATCCGAAGATGCAAGCATGATAATGAGGTCTTCCATATTTACTCCCGTATTCGCCACAGTGGTAGTAGCGAATTTTTATAGGTTTGATTTCACGACGCAAGCGTCGTATGAATTTTTGGAAGTGATTTTTGACGAGCGAGGGCCCAGGCGGGATGTGTTCGTCGTCGTAGGTGAGAGTTATGAACGCATTTTCCGTGTGGAGTTGTGCCTCGTGGACACAACGTATGGCCCACTGACGGGAGCGTTCTAGTCGGCAGCCGATGCATTGACCGCATGGAATTGTGACGGGCAGGTCTACGAAGCCCGATTTGCGGTTGAAGACCACTCCCCTCTTTCCAGAGGGGAATGGAGTTTTGGCACGGTAGCCGTGAAGGGGTGAATAGCACGGCACGGCTCAGAGCCGGATGCCGCCGCGCATTGGGCGCGGGGAGAAGTTCCTGCGTTTGGTTTTTGTAGCGGTACGTCTGAAGAGACGTTTGGATTTGCGTTTGGAGAGTTTGCTTCTGCGGCCGTAGCCGATGCCTCGGGGCATGATGTTTTCTCCTTGTGAATTTGAAAATTTTGCCCTTGGGCGAGACGCCCAGGGGCAGGTAGAAAGTAGCAGAAGAAGGAGGGTTTTAGAAGGGGATTGCGGTGGTCCTCGGGGTCGAGTTACCACCTAGACCAGTTACATCAAGTAGAAACTGGATTTTTGGGGCTCCGTCGGCCCCCCAGGAGGTTGACCACAGGGCCCACAGGCTTGTCCCTTCCCCACCCTATGCGGGGGGTCGGGACGCCTGTGGACTTGTGGACAACCGGGGATGCCGGAGGGGAGGCCCCAGGGTAGGGGGTGTGCGATTAGATCGCTTAGGTTGGAGCAGGGAGGCTCGGATCCGGGGCCGGCGTGGGACGGTCCGGCTCAGTTGCCGGTTTCGCCGGCTCCGGGTCGGCAAGGCCGAGTAGCCGAGCCTCTGTGAGATTGTCGGGATTGTCGCAGAATCCGAGGAATTCTGCGGGATTGTTGTTGAAGCGGCGACGGACTTTTGCGGGGAGCTCGTCGAACATATCGGATGAGGTTTGAATTACCTCGAGCGCCTGGCGGAAGTCGGTCTCAGGGACGACGCCATATTGCGCTTGATGTTTGTTGCCGTGTTCGATGATGCCCGTTTTTGTGTAGCGGGCCATGATGAGATTTATGTCGCAGGAGTCCTTGTCGGCCTGTTTTGTAAGAGGGTCTTCATGGGTGAAGGAGATTGTAGATTTCGCTCGTGAGAAGCGGTTGCGAGTTTTAGGCATTAGCGTTTTCCTTTTCCGAAGATGAAGTCTCGAAGCATTTGAGCAGCGCCGAGGCCTTGCTTGGCGGGGCCGAGAGCTTTGAGTGTAGAGCCTACGGCTTTTTGTAGTTCGGCTTCATTCATTGCGCCGGGTGTGCGGAGAGCTTCGAGTACTTGAGCAATGTTGCTCATTTTGATTTGCTCGTGACCGAGATTGCCAGCGATGATTTTTTGGCGGGCAGATGCCGCCATGTCCTCGGTGCGATAGCCCTCGGTCGTTTGCATTCGGCGTGTAAGTTCTGTTTCAGCCTCCATTTTTTTAGTGTGTGCGGCAATGTTGTAAGCGGAGAGCGCCGAAGAAGTGGCGCGTCCCGCTATGTCGGGGATTTGAGCGGGTTGTGCACCCGCAGGAGTAGAGGAACCGCCGTAGCGAGCGGAGAGAATTGGATTTAAGCCAGCGGAGCGAAGGTCGATGACCTGGCGTTGATGTGCTGACGACGACATCCATTGTTGGAATTGCTGTTGTTGATTTGCCGCCGCCTTGGAAGACGAGGCTTGTTTGCTGGCGCCGTAGATTGCGGCGCCAGCGGCTATTGCTGCTGCGACCCAAGCCATTAGAAATGGTCTATGAGGCCGGGCACGGAGTAAATAGGCATTGGCCGTGCGCAGCGCATTTTGAAGTAGGAGTCGAAGATAAAGTGAGGTTCGTCAGTGACCGCGATTACGCGGTCGAGTGGTGGATTGTCTTCGATGAAGGTGCCGCCCAGGATGGGAAGGTCGGCGAATTCTTGGGAGAGGTGCCAAGCATCGAGAGACTGTGGGTGTTTGGAACGGAACGCGCCAGTGATGCGCGAAGGTTTGTAGCGGTATTCCGCATACCGTTCCTGGTAGCCGAAGACGTCTTCGTCTACGGGCGAGCCGTCTGCGAAGATTTCTTTGTTGAGGACGGCTTGTTCGCCCAGGTGAGAGAAGGCAGGCCAGTAGAAGTCGAACCGGGTTGATCTGGAGAACATCCGGTCGATGCCCTGCTGATAGGTCAGGTCGGCACGTACAGAGACGAGGCCGATTAGGACACAGTGCTCGGTGAATGATTTTACGAAGCCGTGTCCTTGGAGAGTTGCGGTTCCGATCGCGGCGAGATTCGCCTGGGGGGATGCGTCGGGACCGGAGGCGTCTGTTTCAGACGTTTGTGCGACTGGCGTGATGATGACAGGTGAGGAAGAGCCGCCGAGGTACTCGGGGCGTTGCAGTCGAGAGTCGGGCGATGTTACGCCGAAGTGTGCGCGAATGATTTCGGTGTAGCGTGTGCCGCCTCGGGCGTCACGTTCGAGAAGTTTTTGTACCTGAAATGCTTCGCGGATTTGATTGATGGTTGATGCAGTTGCATCGGAGAGGTCGGCATAGATACCGGGGAATCCGGGGTTAGCTGGGTCTTCTTCGATTGTGAAGTGACCAGCGGATGTGATGCCGAGTGATTCAGTTGAATCGTAGGGACGAGAAGTTGTTGCGCCGGTTTCGAAGGATTCGATGGGGCCGAGCGTATAGAGCTGGTCGGCTTTGCCGATTCCGTGTACAGGTGCGGTGTCCCCAAGTGGCAGTTGTACGGGAGCACCTTTTTGTGGAAATGGTAGGCAGCTAGTGAAGTAATCGTGCCTTTTGCCACGGCGCAGGAGTTCGTAAGTGTCGAGAGAGTCAGGGCCGTCGCCAAGAGGAACAGTGACAGAGTCTTGGAGGTTTTCGTCCCGAAACCATTCGTTCCAGATGAGATTGTAGGCGCGGTGCCACAGTGCTGAATGTGTGAGACCGTCCCCGATGGGAAGGCCCATGTAGTCGGAGATTGAGAGTTCGGCGATAGGTTGCGCCGGATCGATTTCAGGAATGAGAAAGTCAGTTGAGTCGGCTGGATTGTCTTGTGCGCCATTGAAGCGTTCCCAGTTGTCCCAGAGTAGCCGAAGAGGTACGGCGAAGAAGAAAGTTTCCATGAACATGTTGTCCATGATTGGGAAGATGGGCGTAGCGAGTCGAGCGAACGCGGTCATTTTACAGTTGAAGGTGTCCCCTGGTAGAGCTTCGTCTACGAAGATGGGGATGAGGTGACCGGCGTTGAAGGTTGATTTGTAGCCGTGAGAGCGGTCGAAAGACGACCGCGGGATACTCGCAGAAGGTACTTGCGAGAATTGGTGTTTCATTACGGATTTCATGATTGTGCAGCTTCCTGGGGTGTTGAGTCAGCGTTGGTTCGGTAGAGGTCGAGTTGTTCGTCGTTAGGTTGTTTCAGGACTAGCGCCTGCCCGGACCGGATACGGACCGGGGTTTTTTGTGCGTCGAACTCGCCGGATGTGATGCCGAAGGTTCCGAATTGAAAGAGGGTAAAGTCTCCAGGGTTAGTGGAGAAGAGGTGATCGGGTAGATTGACCAGGGCGCCGAAGGCGCGCATAGCGAGTAAGTCGTTTTCGTAGAAGAACGGAGTGAGGTACGCGGCAGCGCAGCTGTCATAGATAGCGTACATTTTTGTGTGTTGCATTTTTTTAC